TATGGATAGTCAACTTCATAACCAAATTGACCTGGTGTAGCGCCACTTGCAGCATCATCAAATCCTGCCATACTCTTAACGCCAAATGTTGTCTCAGCAATGTTTATTTGATCAGGATTTAATGCAACTTGTGTATAATCTTGAACAAGGAATGAAGTTGGAGTTCCTAGTTCAACAGTTCTAAGTTCTACATAAATCTTTGCTTGAGGATCTTTCGCTGCAAAATATAAATCAAATGATGTTAAAAATACTCCTTTACCATCAACAGTAAATGATTGTGCAAGAGGATCTCTATGAACTGCTTTTGTTTGAACTTGAATGTCTGTTGGTTTAGCTACTGGTGGGGGTGGATTTCTAACGGAAACTCTACTTGTCTCTTGAGTTAAGATAGTTCCAGATCCACTATATGTTCCTAGTGCTTCACTAGCAAATACCGTAGATCCTGGTAAAGGCGTAACTCCTGGTGGTACTGCGGTAACTTTTACAGTTTTTGTTCCGCTTCTGACTTTGGATAGTGGTGGTGGATTTGAATTTGGATCTCTAAAGAAGAAGTTTCCAATAACATCACCCCAATTATCTGTTACTAATTCTGCTCTTTTAATTTTTGCAATAGCACCACTGGTTTCTCCAACAATAATCGAACCATTTTCTACATATCCATAATATCTTTCCTCGTTTGCGAGAGCTCTAACACCAAAGTTAATTAATTTTGATGTTGCAGAATAAGAATCACCAGGAGCTGGCCTTGTTTTATCATATGGATCAACTGTATATGTTTCAACGAGTACGTCTGGTGCTCCCAACCCAGCTCCAATATCTGGTCTAGAAGTATCTCCAAACTTATGATTTGGTTTTTGGATTCTAATATATCCTATCTGCTTACCACCAGCATAACGCTTATAAATTCGAGCATTTTCAAATACTTGGAAAGTTCCAGATTGCATTTCAATTTCACAAAGTTTTGGAATAATATCAACTTGTTGACTATCCAAATAATGATAATGTTTTGTGAATGGTCTTAATCCATTTGCTGCAAAATATACATTTCTCGAACGCATAAATGGATCTACATCACCACTAATTTTCACATCTTCTACATAATTAAATTCCCTAGAAGGACCAGTTAATTTTGGTGTATATTGAGTAGTTGTAGTAGTAGTTGTTGTAACTAAAGAACCTCTTTTAATGATCCTGGTTCCATCAGCATTAGGATGAGGTCCATTAAATTCAGTTACATTTTCATTAACAAAAGTATTTGCCTCTTGTACCCAATTTGCTCCAGTAGATTCGGTTCTGTGCTCATCAATATAAATTGTTCTAACCCAATTATCAGATGCTGGATCTAATACTACTCCCCCGACAAAAACTATTACGTTAAATGGGTTAACATTTTCAACATTAGTCGCATGTGGTTGCTCAATCCAATCAACTTCAGTATATGCTAATGTTAACAAATCACCAGTTTTTTGAATATTTGGATCTAATAATTTTAAGTTCTGTGTTATATCAGTTGTCGAACGATCAATACCAGGATCTAATGCTAATTCAGCAGGAATTGACCAAAAATCAACAGGAGTAATTCCAGTTGGATCAGATTTACTGATATCAATGGTCGTATATCTCATATCAGCAAGAGATTTGTCTTTAAAACTAGTAACAACAAATCCTGATTTAAATCTATTGAGACCATTTGCATCAGTAACTTCAAGAGTTTGTGCTTTAAGTTCGAGCATACTCAAACTTGTAATATCTTCTAAATTCTCAATTCTTTGCTCAAGTTTTCCAATATCTCTCATAGTAAATCTTCTATTATCTCTCAATAAGATTTTTGGATCTTTTTGAGGATTATAAAGATATGCTGGATAACTAATTTGAGCCAACTCCATTGCATCATCTGCAAGAAATGGAGCACGTGGAGTGTCGCTAGGTTCACCTTGAACAATTTCAACTTCGCCAAGACGATTAACTGTTACTAAATCAACTCTTGGCAAATAATAACTATATCCAATAAATGAGGTTTCATCAGGAGAAATTGCATACCTAAAAGTGCTTTCATAAGATCTTGAACTAAATGCAAATGGTGATGCATTTGTTGTTGAAGGATCAAATTCTTGAACTCTTGGTCTAAAATCAAGAACATCAGATGCACGAATTTGATCAGGAATTATGGGAATATCATTCAAATATCTATCCTGAGTATATGAATTTACAGTAAATAAATCTCCACTATTTCCCGATGCTACTTTATAGTAATCAAAGATAATTAATAATTGGCGAGATGGGATAGAACTTCCTACCTTTCTCCTTATTCTAGAATAATCACAATATTGACTCTTATGAGATTTATCCAATGTATAGTCATTAGTCTTATTAATATAACTACCTGGGGTTATTTGCTGTATAACCGCACTGATAGAAGATTCTTTAAATATGACAGTTTCGCCAACTTCAAACTTATTTTCATTTAAAGGTACAAATTCTATTGTTGCTGCTGCCTTATTGACAATTTGTGCAACTGCTCTACTAGTTTGTCCCATCAATTGTTCACCAGTAATTGCATTAGAATCTAATGCTAATCCAGTAGCAAAAGTTAATTTATCTAAAACAGGAGTTGATGTGTCTGTGGACTCATATACTGCACGAACATTAACAACATCAGGAACGTTTAAAGATATTTCATTATCTTCTACTCTTAGACCATAATACTTACTTGTACTAAGACCAGTGGCAGATGATCCTGTTTGTGTGGAAATTCCACTAGTTCTAATAACTGATAGTTGTCTACTTCTTATAAATTCTTTTGATTTATTTGTAACCTGTCTTTTCTTCAATGTAGCAATTACAGTTATATTTGACTGATTTATTCTTAAACCTGTAAAAGTAATTGAATTGCCATTAGATCCAAGTGTGAATTTGCCTGAATTTAATTCATCTGTAGTTCCATCACTATAATGAACTGAATATCTTTCAGCATCAAAAGATTCAAAAAATGCACTAGTAATTCCAGATGTAGAATCTAAAGCATCAGATGCTGTAATTGTTAAGGAACCAAATGCATTTGTTGATCTGCCAGTAATTTGTTTTGTAATTGTAAGTTCAGATTGTGATAAATCAACAGAGGCAATATTTTCTTTTGGAAGAATTGTATATAATCCTGATGAATCAAGATTTGTTATCTTTGGTTCCATCAAGGAAAATACTGAATCTCCATTATCTACTGATACTCTTGCAACAGAAGTAACCGCAACACCAGCAGACGCAAGAGTTATATTAGTTCCATCAGCAGCAATTGCTGTAATTCTATTGTAGTTTGGATCACTTTGACCACTAAATTGATATTTAATTATTGCTTCCGTTTTAATGCCTGTTGTACCACTGAAAAATCTCCCAGCAACTCTGCCAGTAGTTCCACTACTTATTGTTAGTTTATCAGTGATAGAAAAATTAGGAGGAGTTCTTTCATATAGAACAGTGTCAGCAAAAAAGTCTGCTTGTAAAGAACTATTCAAAGCAGTCGAATCTTGATAGACTGATTTTATATCCTCCGTTGTGTATGCATTAAGTGCTTGAATACCAATTTTAAGTTCTGGATTTTCATTTATAATAACTTGTTCACCAACCAAAAATGTTCCAGAAGTTTGTGACAAACTATATGCAGAACTATTTGGTTTTGCTGCAAGATAACCAGTAGCGCCACTGGACAAACCTCTAATAAATGAAGAAAGTGGAACTTCTGTTGTAGTATATTCTTTTGCTAGATAAAGAGTCGTATAAGTTTGAACATCAAACAAATACAAGTCCCAAGTTGTGCTATCTCCGGTATATTGGGCATCAGATACGCCATACCAATAAACTCTCGCCTCTCCAATCTTGGTTCCACCACCACCAGCAGTTCCTGGACCATCTCCAGAAGCATCTCTTCTCCTATTATAAAGTTCTATAATATTTGCCTGTGTTGTTTGAGCACCACTCTGTGATGCACCAATATTTAAATATGGAACTCCATGAACATTATTAACTTTTAAAAGACTTCCTGTCGCAAAAGGAACTAAAGCACTATCAACTTTTTTGGTTGTTCTTGGTTTTGGAGCATCGACAACTGCTCCGCCAACTAAATCAATATCAAATCCTTTAACATACGCAGTTCCAGCAGATACTTTTACTGACAATAAATCATCAGAAGGAATATTTCCTTGTTCTGTTTTTTCTCCTTCAAGATAAAGACCTCCATTACCAATTTCATCATTCAATGAATTAGCAACAGATATTGTAAATGGATTTACTGCATAATTTCCAGACTCTTCAAAAGTTCTTTTTGCAAAATAATCCTTAATTACGCTATAATCTGACTTATTTTGTAGTTTTTTAATTTGACCTTTGTCAATCTTAACTAATTCTACAAAATTTGTATCATTAAAATCTGTTAATTGTTTTTTAGATAATTTGACACTTATTTTTAATCTGTCTGCACCAGGTGCAGCATAATTGGTAAATCCTTTTGCATTATCATTTAAATCTACATCATCATCAGAAGTAACAATTTCTTCAAGAATGTCAAAACCAACTCTATATGAAGGTTCATTATTATATGGATCTAAAATAATTTGCGTATTAGGAACATCAAGAAAAATACCCCTAATAAAATATACACCCTGCGAAACACCAACTGCATATCCAGTTGCAGTTGAATTTGTTGATACCAATGTTAATACAGAATCTCCACTGTTAAGTGCAGTATTTCCATAGGTAATATTTTCTTCTAGTATTAAAACCTCTCCATCTAAGAATTCTATACCTTCACCATCATCTGCACCATCACGATACTTAACAAATAAAGTTATTTGCTCAACTCCTTCTTCTGGGGGTAAAAGATATCCCTTAATAGTACCAACAACACCTGAAGTTTGACCTCTTACCTTTGTTCCTCTACCAGTGTTGGCATTTTTTAATGCATCAAGATAGACTGTAACATCGATGCCCAAGTGATCATTATTTACTTTTATTGTTGTAAATGCATTGTCACAAGTAACTCCCCCAGGAATTACCATAGAACCTTCTTTAAAAATATGACTTCCAAAAGATTCTACTTGATTTTGTAAAATAGACTGTAATCCTGTTAACTCTCTTGCCTGAACAGGATATCCAGGTTTAAAAAGAACTCTATAATAATTGTCTGCCTTATCAAAATCATCATAATAAGGACTTACATTGAGATTAGTCTTTTGTGGCATTTTTTAAAATTCCAGTACTATTTTGATGTCTTCTTTTTGACGGGCACTCCTACTAATTGTAGGTCTATTGTCGAGGTAGATTATATCTCCCGATCCTTTATTTATTTCAGGAGTTGCTAACCCAGAAGTAAAGTTAACACCCAAATTAATTAATTTTGATCCTGTTGGATTTGTTGAAATTCCAGAAAATCCAGTAAATATTGAAGCAGAAAATCCTGAGGATTTTCCAATAACTTGATTAGCAGAAGATTCGAACGGATAAAGTCTACCATTTGTAGAAATGCCAACATAATCTTGTTGATCAAGTGTTGTTTGATTGTAATATAAAGAACGATCCACAAAATATTTTAAAACTTTTGTTTCACTGTCCCAAGAAGCTACATATCCAATCGCTTTGGATGATCCACTAGAAACTATCTGCTCAATTTTTTCTCCTACCGTTGGGGTGCCGGTAATAGATGAAAATAACATTGAGTATAAACCAGTAAAAGTATTGTCAGTATATACTGTCGAAGACCCAAATGCTGTTGGATTTTTTATAATACAAACCTGAGCAAAACTAGTATCTACTGGAAAATCTTTTGTAGAATCATCAAATCTAGCATAAACTAAAACTTTATCTGTTCCAAGTTCTGTATAGATATCATAACCATGTCCTCTTGAAGGTGGAATAATAGGAACTAATTTTGCACTAGTTCCAGTAGAATTTAAATTAATTGATCCTAAATCAACCAATCCATAACTATAATTTTTTCCTCCCGAAGTAACAATTGTATTAGTTACTTTTCCACCTTCAACATCAACCCTAACTCTACCACCGCTTCCATCACCAAGTATATTAAATTCTTGCCCTAATCCATTTGAGTAATTTGCTCCTGCCTTCTCAATATATACTGTTTTAATCTGGTTATTATTTACTGTGGAATCTGCTGACTCTCTAACTGCTAATATTTGAGAATCATTAGATGTTAACCAACCATTTGGAACAGTTATAT